TATTCGTCTATCTTCAGACGATCATTGAGGTAACCTATTGCTTCGTCAATTTCGGCGATGGTTATATCGCCCGAAACTATGACCATGAGGCGGCTCTTTCTAGTAAGGGAGCCTTCTCAAGCACAGAAATTCCAATGTAAGACACAGTTTCTCATATTTTTAGAAAATGTCAAATCCGATGGCGGGAGTCATGTGCCTTTTGTAAGGCATCTAGGTCGTAGTGCTTCTTGCCGTTGTATCTCATAGATTTTATCTTATCATCTTTGACCCACCTGTAAATTGTGGCTTTGGAAACTTGATAGATTTTGGCGGCTGAATCTAGATCAATGACATTTTTCAATCGTGTACCCACCATCTCTTAAAGCCTTGAGAACAACCATAGCCACTTGGGTTGGGGCATCAGGTAGCTCATACTCGTATTGCATCCATAATGTTGCGCCCAATAATTTAAGCACATCAAAATAATTGTTGTTCAGATTGTTTTCTTGCGTATTCAATTCGAGCCTCCGCAATTTTTATGTATTCCTCTGATTGTTCAATGCCGATAAAATCAAAACCTTCAATTACTGCTGCCTTACCGGTTGAGCCACTTCCCATGAATGGGTCAAGCACTATGCCGTTGGGTGGAGTAATAAGTTTGCAAAGATAGCGCATAAGATCGGTTGGCTTGACGGTTGGGTGATGATTGGCAGAAGGTTCGGTGGTAAATCTTTCTAAACCTTTTGATGGTTCGCCTGTTCCATTTTTTGTAGCCATAAACACTTTTCTTATTGGCGTAAATCCTTCTAGCCCTTCATTCCTGTCGCGCTTACTAGCTTTGGCGCAATAAAAGAATCGAGCTGCTGAACCTGAATCGCCCATTGCTCGAAACCCGCCCTCGGTTTCTTGACCACTAGCGAATGCCGTATTTACTGATTGCCCACGCTTTGCGGGATACGCGCCGCCTTTTGAGTCAGGGAACAACTCCAACACTTCCCAACTGCCATCATGAATGACATTGGCAGGAAAGCGACCTAACTCTTTGAGTTTGGCAAGAGCCTCTTGTTGTTCGGGTGACTGACCCACGCGAGCATCAAATTCTTCATCTGTTTCATCATTGCGCCTTGTGTTGAGTTTTCCAATCGGGCGCGATTTGAGATTGTCAAAATTCTCACCATCTGCAACAACCCTTGTCGCATCAATGTTCAACCCGCCTGTGCCATAAGTCAGCACATTGTCAGCAACAGTTCCGACTAAAGGCTTGCGAGCAAGCACCATTGGTTCGTGAGCAGGTTTGAGAGCAGTCCCCCATCCATCCCATTGTTGAGCTTCATTTGTATTTGGCAAAGTTGGCAATGCGTGAACGGTTGCAGAATAACGACCTGTTTCATTATGTCCACTACAAGGATTAGGAAAATAGGAACAATGAGTTGAACCTTGATTTCCAATTTTTCGCTCTGCTCCTGCTGCCTTATCTATTGCCTTGGAAATGTTGTGCGACTTAGGAAATCCTGAACCATAAATCCACATAATCTGATCGCGTATTTCAAACCCCGCATCTTCAATCGCAACTGCCATTCGGTGATAAGTGCGAGAGCCTGAGAAGGCAATGAGATGTCCACCTGGCTTGAGTACGCGTAAGGCTTCTTGCCAAACCTCAACATTGAACGCGATACCTGATGAGTCCCATGATTTGCCCATGAAGCCAAGCTCGTAAGGCGGGTCGGTGACAACAGAATCCACCGAGTTATCGGGCATTTCTTTCATTGCCGCAATGCAGTCAGAGTTAATGAGTTTCAAGCATTTTTCCTAACAATCGCCATTTCTTACTATCCCAAATGGTGTCACACGCCCTGCACTTGATCTCAAAGGTTCTATCTAGTTGTTGCGGGTTAATGCGTAGAGTAGCTCCGCAAGGCTTTTCATCTTGTCCGATAGTAGGGCATCTGCCAATAGTAATCTCATCTGATTTATGACCTAGAACTAATTGTATTTTGTGCGCCGTTGTGATGACTGTTGTGGCAAGTTTATCTGCATCAGGGTAATCGGTACGCGCCCACTCAGAACGCTTTAAGATGTATTCAACCGTCATGGTAATTTTGTTTAACTCTTCACCGCGAAATGTAATGCGGGTTTCTTGGCGTATAGAGCGCATTTTAGTTTCATGTTCCATAAGTGGCTGACTAATCCCTCCGGTGCGTAGGTGTAGCGTTTCTAACTTTACAGGGATAGGTGATGACTCACCGCTTCCCGACACGCGTTCACCGTAACCTTTAGTGGGTAAAAGTTCAGACTCAAGTTCTGTATAGCAAGCAGGAAACTTCTCTAGTTGCGACATGGCGTATTGCCAGCAGTTATCGCAAATTGAGTAATCCTGAAACTTTTTACAGTTGGCACATTTCATTTATTGCGTTTAGCCTTAAATGCCTCTACTTGTTCGCGGCTATAAAAGACAAGCTTGCCTTCTTTTTTTACCCAACGCAAATGACCGCGATGTTGTATTTGGTGAAGGTTGTTATGGGTAATGCTAAGAAGCTCGCATACCTCTTTAGAGGTTAGGAATTCCAAAATGAGTCTGCCTCAGCCTGTGGCTTAGGTTGCGCGTACTTCGCTTTAGGGATGACTGCAAATGATTCAGCCTTGATCTCAATACCAACCTTAGTTGTTCCGTCTTTGGCTTGATAAGTTGAAACTTTGAGGTTGCCAATAACAAGAACCTTGTCACCCTTTTTAATCTCAGTTGCGGTTTCTGCTTGCTTGCCTAATACAGAAATGCGATACCAAACAGTTTCGCCATCTACCCATTCGCTACCTCTGCGTTCGCGTGGGGTTTCAGCTAATGAAAATGATGTAACGGCAAAATCACCGTTAGCGCCTTTAATAAATTTGATTTCGGCATTTGTGCCGACATTGCCTGTTACTTCAACTCTTGCCATGATTCGCCCTCTATATCTATGTAGTTGCCTTCATTGTCTAGTCTAACAATCCTACTATCAGGCAGGTGTAACGGGTATTTCTCCGTATCTCCATAAGTAGGAACCATCCACCCCTTGACCGTAGCCTTCGTTGGGTTGAGGTGGATGGAATCTGTGCCTAAATTGTGGCAGGGATGGCATACGCCAACAAGATTGCTGACTTCATCCTTGCCCCCTCGACTTTTTAATTTGCGGTGATGAAGGGCTAAATCCGATGACGGTTTACCGCATCTTTCACAATAACCATTTGCCCTAGCTAATACTGTTTCAGCTATTACTTTGTCCATTTTTCCTGCTCAAAATAAATAAAAGGCCCTGCGGTGTATGGGTCTTTGTCTGCTGCAATCTCTAATGCTTTTTTGATGCTCGCACCAGCCTTGAGAGCGCCAATAGCCAACGAACTTCCGCTTCCAATACCGTAAATACCATCAGCATCAAGACAAACGGCAAAGTCATCAGCAATGTCAAAAACTTCGCCACCAATCGCAATAAGAAAAGCAAACTGAGTTTCATCATCATCATTATCTTTATCCCATTTTAGATCGTTGTTTTTTAAGCAATCTTTCATTGATGGAATAACACGGCTAATAACAAAGTGATACAGGTCTGCCCTGTCTGATGCTATTGGTGAAGGTGGTTTCCATATATGTTGAATGACATCGCAAAAACTTGATAAGCCAGCGCCCGCAATAATGTATGGGCCGCGTTCAACGATCTTTGCCATTTGCGGATGTGAATACTTGCGAGTAGCTGTTACTAAAGAGTCTGCGGCGATATGAACTCTAGTAGGAGTTATCTTGGCTACGATTGTGGTCACGCGGTTATCTTACACCATTGTAATTTAAGTGAGGGGGGAGCGGCTTGCGCTCAACCCCCTCGTATTCATACTAGGAACGGCTAGTATGAAATCTAGTACCAACCATGATTAAGATGGAAGGCGTAGGCTTGGCATGAATTTCCGTACCGAACCTTGATGTATCTAAGCCCCGCTTGTACCTGGATAATTGGGTTAGTCGTTTTGACATAACCGTAGTTTTCCCAAGTCTGCGGCATAAACTGAAAAATACCAAAAGCTCCTGAACTACGATTTCTTGCTTTCGTATTCCAATGGCTCTCAAGTCGTATCAGCTTATCTAAGCAACTGAACTCTTTAGAAGGTACGAGAGTTTTGGCATAAGCGCGAGGCTGATGTCCAAACTTCTCTATTAGCTTCATCTGAGGTTCAAGAGCTATGGCTGGTGTTGCAAACGCTATTCCTACCGCAAGTGCGGCTATTAAAAGGAAGCGCCTCTTTAACTCTATTAGTAGCCAATCTCTCCCCTGCCTAGAACTTCGATGGCTGTGCCTCCGTTGTTAAGTGCGTTCATCTCTGAACCTCCTTAGTTGTCGGTTGGGTTTATTATAGCAAGTCCATGCTTGGCGTAGCCTTCAATGTCTAGCCAAGAGTCCTCATGCTCAGGATTTGCGCTCAATCGGACTAATTTAAGGGCAATCATCATTTGAGCAACCTGCTCAGGTTCAATGACTATCTTTTGATCAAGAACAAGGCTCCACATGAGCCCAATCTTGGTGAAGTTTTCCTTGGCATCACCGTACTGCTCTTGGCGTTCAGCAAGGATATGTTCGATCATTTCTCTATTCCTATAAAGAATTTAATTAAATCTATATCCCATCCAAAACGGTCAATTCTAAGCCCAAGAGCTATACCCCTAAGCCGACCATAGTGAAGCCAATACTTGCCAATTCTGCGTTCTTGCATTTTACCCTCCGTAGATACTGATAAGTGCGCGTAAAAGATCAACAATACTTGCTTGTAACAATGCTAAGAATTGCAAACTATTCATTTTTTACCTGCCCATCCATCTCCGCGAAAAACAATCCCCGGTGGCGTGTTAAATTGCTTGTTCATCTGTTGCCCACATTGAGGACAGTTAGGTATTGAACTATCTTCAAAAGATTGATATAACTCAATCATGGCTTGATCTGCGGGACATCGGTATTCGTACTGAGGCATTAGAAAAGTCCTACCTGTTCTATCTCTGAAACAACCCACACAATGCAATCGTTTCCATTTTGGTTTTGTCGAGTTTTGCCTGACTCATAAATCAAGTCATCCTTGAGTAGAGATAGGCGAGTAGGGCGAAGGGTGTCACCTGGCATATTGAGTGCGGCTTGTATTTCTTGGTCGGTAGCTCCGCGCTCTTGTTGGTCAAGAATGTATTGATATACCCTGGCGCGCTTAGAGCCAAAGGTAGGCAATGCTTTTTTATACGCTGCTTCGGATGTCGCTCTCATTGAGGTAACCCATATCTCACTATGGCAATCGCAGCCATTTTTGTACGCTTAGATGCAGCAAACCAATCAGATGAAATGTTTGTTGGCGTTTCAAGTTCTTCAAGGTCTTTGGCAATTTTTTCACGCAAAGATTTTTCAATATCATTTATTCCACTCATTTTTCCCCCAAGGCAATCTGAGCGCAAGCATCTTGAACCATTAGGGCAACATTATCTATCCCTAACTTTACAAGCTGTTTGCGATTAGTGGTAAGTGGCATAGCGCAGATTTTCTCGTAGATGTCGAGTCTGATCTGAGCCTCAAGTGTCGTGATGACTTTCTTGGCAAGTTCCTGACCTTCGGGCGTATCAAGGATTAACTGCCCATCCTTAACGCTCCAATGCTGTTCTTTACAAATTATCTTCATCAAAAGGCCCTTCCATGCTCGTTGAAATTAAAAAGATAGCGGTGACAAGAGTAACTGCTATGGCGATTATCATGCTTGGCGCTCCCATGTGTAATTGCAATGAGGGCAAAGGGTGTAAAGATAACCGGCAAAAATCTCGCCATCATCTTCGTAAGGTTTGTCGCAACTTGGGCAATCTACCTCAACTGAACCTGCATAAACTCCGCGCATTAGTTTACCCACCTATCAATATCGTAGTTGGTGAAAATAGACCAAGTGCCTAAAGTAAAATCGCGCTTGGTAACGGATTCTTCACCAACTGAACCCAAGTAATGTTGGCATAGCATTGTTTCGACATAGCTCTCACACCAATAGATTTTCTTAAATCCAAGGGGTGCGGGTGCGCCGTCAAAACGATTAGGGTGCTTGAGAATATCAGGATGCCATTCGGCACTTAAATAAGCAAGGCGATCAAAATCCTCAGCAGTCATCGTAAGAGTGACAGTTGCCATTATTTTGCCACCTCTTGAAATGGGTTGGGAGCATAAATGTCTAATGCGCCTTCTTTAATTTTATTAACGCAAAAGAAACATAATAGATTGCCGTTTCCAAATGTATAGCCAAAAGAATTTACTGAACACATAGCGCACTTCATTTATGCCTCCACTTGATCTATGTCTGAGCCATTAAGGCGAATGTCAAAATCAACATCGCCACCATCTTCATTTGTTGGCTCGTCTATTTGAGCGATGCAATCGTGTTGTAACTTTCCTAGTTCATCCTCAGTTAATTCGCGTGAGGAATCAAAAGATATGGCAAGGTTGTATCTAGGCATTTATGCACCAAGCAAATCTGCGTAGCGAGAGTCAGCCATCATTGACTGCGCTTCTTTCGCGGTGCGGATAATTTGTAATTTAGTTGATGAGCCAAAATAAAAGTCATCAAACCACTTGCACATAAAACTTTGGATTTGTTCGGCAGTTTCAATATCTACCTTTAATCCTTCTGCAATTATTTTTGTATAAATGTTCATTTACTACCTCCGTCAGATTCTCCGTTCGTTCCTCTGACAAGACAAAACTTACTCCTATGCCACCCCAATAGCAAGCATTTCAGCTAAGTTTTTTATGGCGTGTATCACCGAACAGGTGTTCGATTTATAGGCAATCAAACTCATCTGAAACCTCAATATCCACGCCTGGCGTGTCTGAGTATTCCTTGGAAGCCGTTATTTTGATTACTTGCGAATCATCCGCAAAAGCAACCCCCGTCAATCCATCGTTGACACTTCTGATGTATTTGTCTAAATCAGGAGCTACTGTTGGATAATCGCGTTTAACGGTCTTTGGCTTTTTTACTCGAAATCGCATAGTTATCGCAATCGGGTCGGTAATGGGTGTGCAACCAGCAAGTTTAGCGGCATGAGCTATATCTGCTCTCCATGCAGCCAATTCTACAGCGCGAGAGTGAATCATTACCCCAGGGCGAATAAATTTCATACTGCCCTGTTGTATCGGTGTGCCTTCCACCGAAAACTTAATCACAACTCGATAGTTATGATCTCATCATTGGTAATAAAGCGAACGCGCTTATCCCCAAGGTTATCCACAAGGCATACAGTTCTTCCAAAAGTTTCATCCTCAATGTGGATAACTGTGTAATAGTGGTTTTTGAATACGAGCGTATCCCCCACCATTAGCTCTGCGCCTTTGCAGATATGTAGAGTCTTTGGCATTAGTTCCCCCTAATCGTGTAAGACTTACAAGAAAAGTGTGACAGGTTACTTACATTATGGCAAATCGGACATTCTTCTAAAAAGATCGCGCACCGAATCGGGCATAGGAACCCCGTCAGGGGCTTCATCAGCTGTAAACCTAGGTGGGACTACGGTTGGGGTTGTAATAAGCCCTCTATGGGCAACCTCCGCCGTTCTAGGGGGTAGTGGTTCATCGCTCCATCGGCCTTGGTTGAGCCAAGTCGAAGGATGAGCTGTAAATTGAGCAACGCGGTTAGGGTCATCTGCGTATCTTTGAGCACCAGCAAGAATTTCATCAAGCGTGGCTGCCTTTAGCGCCCGCTCAAAAGAGCGTTGAGCATCCTGCTTTCCTGCCTTCCTTGGGTAAATACTCCAAAAACGCTCAAAATCACTCTGTTTCTGTATTCTGTTTTCTGTATCTGTTTCTGTTTCTGTTTCTGGTGATGAATGAAACGCGTTTCCAACATGATTACTTTTTCGTAAATTACACATTGCGTGTGCAGGTTTTACATTTTCAAGGGTATGTTCTCCGCCTTTTGTAAGCGGTATTACATGATCTAAATGCAAGCCATTTTTCCATCCAGCAGACTTGCTGTGTCTTGGCGCATCAAGGTTGATTGGTTCTTCGCAAATATGGCAATTCGTGCCCCATCTTTCTAAAACCTGCGCTTCCGTAAAATCAACACCTGAAGCTTTTGCCGCTCGATGTTTAGTCAATCGCTGCCGACTCATTTCTTTCTTGGCTTCAACATCTGCCCTACTACTCTGATGCTCTGTGTAATCGTTAATCTGAATTCCGTCTTTAGACTCTACCCACAGCTTCGCCCATACCAGTTCATCACGGTTGCCCCCTTGATCTAATCGGATTAAAACCGCGTTAGCCAGGTAACCATCGGTGAGGTATTGATTGGCATAACACAAGCCTTCAATGTAAAGCCTGAATGCCCCATCGCTTAGAGGAAGAATCTTTGGGTTATTTGGCAAACTATCGTCTAATTTAATCCATGTCATTTGAAACCTCCATAAGTCTATTAACTAACCAACTTACCACCGGTACTGCTACTGCGTTACCCATCTGCTTATATCTATGAGTGTCGGCTTGCCCTTCTGTCCATCCATCAGGAAAGCCTTGTAGTCGTTCACACTCCATTGGCGTTAATCGTCTAATCATTGTTTCCTCCGCTAGAAATATCTGCGCGTGATGAAATTGCACAGATGGTTGTAAGGCTTGAACCGCTAGAGCTGTATCAGTTGGGGTTGCGCTAAAAGTATTTGCTTTAGCATCTTCTCTTATTGAATAAGCAACTGTTTTAATAAGAACAGTAGCTCTTGTATCTCCTGAGTTATCAAATACATTCAATGTAGGAACCACCCCCCCCGCAACCAAGTTTCAAAGTCATCAACATTTTTTGCCCGCCTACTCTTTACAAACCACATGAGTCACCTGTAATAGACCTGCGCTAACTGCTTGATTATTAGTTTGACCTTTTGTTAAATCAGAAGATGTTAGTGAATCAATAATGTTTCGCTCCCCCCCCCTAGGACTCCTCCACTAGCCTTTATTGTTGCTGAGGTTGGGTCATCTCTGAATTGTCCAAAGCTTGATTCACCAAATGCTCCAACGCTTTTTGAAGTTGCTCGGGTAGAACTTTTCCTCTTTTGTTGGCTCTCCTCAAGATACCTTGAGCGGCCTTCGCTGATAGAGAGTATTTTTGCAGGTGTTCGCCCGTCATCTCCAAGACATCCGACAATGAAGATTCTACGGCGGCGTTGGGGTACTCCGAAGTATTGAGCGTCAAGAATCCTGTACGCGACCCCATACCGGAGTTCAGCCAGCGCCCCGATGACGATTCCCAAATCCCTTCCTCCATTTGATGACAATAAACCAGGTACATTTTCGAGGATGAACCACTTGGCTTTTGTTTCTTCAAGGAGTCGTACGACTTCGAAAAATAATCCCGAGCGTTCGCCAGCAAGTCCTCTACGCTTTCCTGCAACGCTGAGGTCTTGGCAGGGGAATCCACCGACAATAATTCCATCTGAGTTAAACCCGAGGTCAAAGAGTTGCTTTCCTGTGACATTTTTTACATCCTCCAAATGAGCGGTATTAGGAAACTGCTTTTCTAAAATCTTTCGTGCGTTTTTATCTATTTCTACAGAGGCAACAACCTCTGCGCCATTGCGAGTAAGTGCTAAATCAAAGCCACCAACACCTGCAAATAAACTAACTGCTTTCATTCTGCCTCCTGAACAAACTTGATAGCTACATCAAAAACTGTGTTAATCCATTCAGCCAATGAGTTATCGGGCAGGTCTTTGACAACCAACCAATCATTGCGAACTTCATCTAGGCGCTTGGCAAGATCGGCTTTTACGCCATCCTCCACAGTATGAAATTGACGGATAAGTTCTCCATGATTTGCTCGGCATTTATCCATGTCGGTAGTTTTACACCGCAAAAGATGTACCGTTTCAAATGCCGACACGACTTCCTGAGTTAGGGACTTCACGAACTATCCTCCTTACTTTTGATGCTTTCACGAATGAACTGAAATCTATACCATGCTTATCTACAAAAACTTTTAACGCGCTGAGAAGTGGAGAATTAAATTCGCCCTTGGCAATGTATCGGCGTTCTATTCCCGTTACCCCACCCATCATGCCGTAACGCTCGCTTGTGGCATAGGCCCACTCAAGGCATTGTTGGCGAATTGGGCAAACAAAACACACTCTGCGAACCATCTCGTATTCAAGGTGCTTTTTCTTTACCAAGTCCTCTTCTAAAAAGAAAAGGTCGGTTTGTATGCCTCGGCAGTTGGCGCTTTGCCAATCAATGTCGTTGTAGTTAATAGATGGCTGAGGTCGGGCAATCCTGCTTAGCTCATCATCGTCATACATGACATCTGTTTGATCTAGCGGGTTTACATACTTAGTAACCTTGTAATCTAAAACCCATCTTGAAATTGTGCGCTCTGTTACATTGTAACGAGTAGCAGCATCTTCTATATAGATTTTCCTAGACATCCAATTTCCCCTGTCTTGTCGTAGTAAGAGCAATAGTTTTTACAGAATATAAATGCGGGTCTTTCAGGCGGTGGTGGGGTTTCCATCGCCTTTACATCTGCCACCCAAGCGCGAGCCTTTTCAACTAGCTTTGGGTTGTAGTCATCCTCCCAAGCAACGATGTCTTTCATTTTTCCATCGCGGGGTATAAATACAAGTCCTACCCTTTTAACGGGGTATTTTTGCGCGATCAGACTTGCATAGATATTGACCTGCATTTTTTGTTGCGCCGTAGGAAGTCCACCTTTAGCCAACTTCTCTAGCGTGGTTGTTTTCCAGTCATACACGGTTTCATCCTTGCGTGAATAAAAATCGCAATGACCCTTAAAGTATTCATCGCTAAATTCCTCTTCAAGTAGGTAATCGTCACCAAATACATCATGCGCCTTGAGTGCTTCAAAAATAGCCGTGTGCGTAGCCGTACCAATAATCGCGGCTAAGGATTCGGTGTCATGATTTGTTTTAGGAGTTTGGTTGAGGATATGCCAGGCTTGAGCGCGACAACCCCCAACCGAACTTGCTCCTAATTCAACCTGAACCGAGCGATCACGCTGTTCATCGGCATCTTTAAGTGCGACCTGTAAGGTTTTAATAATATCCACTTACAAATCCATGCTTGCTTTGAGCGATGAGGAGATAGAGCGCGTGATGTCCACTTGAGTTTTTAGGCGGTTGGCATTAGCTCGTACCGCCTTAACCTGCGCCTCAAGACCGGCAATGTTCAAGTGCAAAGCCTCGTTATCAAATAAAGCCTGATCTTCGCGCATTGCTATTGTCATCTTGAGATCGCCATGAGCGTTCTTGAGTCGAGATTTAGCCATCGCAATTTCATACGCAGCTTTAGTGACATGGTAATCAGATTCGGCTTTAATCAAATCCTTGTGGCACTCGTCAATCTCTTTGCTGAGTTCAACAAGCCTTGCTTCGACTTTGGCAGGTGTAATCATTAGCCCACCAACACAATCAAAGCCCAAATAGGAGCAAAGAAAATTGCGCCCCAAAAGACAATCCGCACAGCAGTTCTTACATCGTAATAAAACTGTGAGTGCTTAGGTAAGCGGTTTGGCGTAAAGCCAAGGATGTCAGTTCTCATTTAACAGCCTCCAATTCCTTTTTGCGGGCAGAGATTGTTGAGTTCAGAGTTTTACCGTCAACCTTGATAGATAGAAGTCCTGCTTCTTGTGCGCCTGTGTAGAACATTTTAAGTTCGGCAACAGATTGGATTCCTGATACTTGGTCAATCGCTTCTTTAGCAAGTGATAGTTGTTCAGGTGATACAGGTGGCGCAACAGGTTCCACTTGTGCGCGCTCTACCTTTTCCATCTCTTCGCGTGATGGTCGAGATGCTTTGCCGTTAAGTGAACCTTGGTATCCCATATCGGCTAATGCGCGACCTATTGCTGAAGTAGTGCAGTTCTCTAATGCGCTTGTACGGTTTACAGGAGATGAGCCGACAATTTCTTCGGCATAATCTTGTGCCTTCAAAACATCGCCCAACCAAATTTGAGCGCGAACAATGTATTGAAGTGGCTTGCCATCCGGTGTGCGTTCTACTGCCACCAAATCTGTAATGACTCGTAAATCATTATGTTCTGCGTGTGCGCGAGCTAGTCGGTCTGCAACTGGCTCGTAGTTATCTAGGTTAAAACCCATACTTCCGTTCCTTCCGTAATCTGCCGAAATTGGCATTAGTTACAGGGTAAGGGGTGGGTCTGACAAAAAGCAAGCATTTCGCCCAAGTTTCTTTAGGGTATTATTAAGGCATGATCGCCATACGGATTCAGGCTTACCATGTTGTTGTCGAGGCTGAATCTAGCGAATCCCACCCTGATGCCATGACAGACTTGACAAATCGGGCAGTAGAAGCCTTTGCCTCAGCTTTGGCTACCATGAAATTGACCGAGATTCCTATTTTTGATGCGGAGTTTGACCCTGAAGAAAACGAAGGTCTATAATTCCGTTTCCCCCTAAATAGCAAAAGACCCCCTCAACCTGCGAGGGGGTTTATTGTTTTGGCCCAAAGAAAAATTAAAAAAAAATTTTAATTTAACCACTTTACAAACGACCTGACATAAACTGCCCCATACCCTATGGATGCCAGGATAAATCCGTACTGACGGGTCTGTAGAGCGTAAGCTACCCATAGGCACTCATTGATCATCAAGACCAACCAACCCC